CGAACAAAGTAAACTAAATGGCTTACTTGTTGATAAACAGGAGGTTAATGTAAATGATGGACAGTTTGAAATTTCCTTCTAAAAAATAACTGCCAATATTCCGAAAAACTAGTTTGGCATAGTTATTGTATATAGAATAGATATAATAATAGGAAACTCTCTTTCGAGACTTTCCGTTAAATAAAAGATTAGATAGTTTTCATTGAATTTCATTGGAACAGCGGGTCTAGCTAACTCGCTGTTTTTTAATAACCTACACAAGTGGTACCGAAAAAGGGGTTAGGGTGGTACCGAAAAAGGGGTATCAATAAACTATCTATATATAAACTATCTATAATAGGAAACCGAGTTTCCATCAATGAAATTTTATGAATAAAAATTATTTTGTAATGCCAACCAAGAGATGTTACCTCTTAAAAGAGGATTATGTGCTTGCGCTAATTATGATGAATAGCGACTCAAAAGTCAGCCACATAAGCCGAGGAAAGATAATGGAACTTACCGGAATAAAGAAAGCAGATGTCGTTACTAGAATGACAAATCAATTTCAAAAAGATGGCTATATAAGAAAGGAGTACCGCTTTGTAAACGGAAGAAAATATGTGGACTATATAATTGTCAAACCGAAGTATTATGTAGTTTGTATGAACGCTATCCTACAATACAAAGAATTGGGAGTATTGGCAATTAAACTAGCCGAATTAAGAATTAATGGAACAAACCAAATAAAGTACTCGGATAACGATATTATAAAGCATCTCCAAATAGGAAGAACTGCCTATTTCTCTTACAAGAAGCGTTTAATTGAATCGGGCATTATAACAGTGGTTGATGACGGCTATGCTTTATCTGGAGAGTATTTCCCAATTTTCGCTACAACGCATCTTTCGGATAATAGAATGAATGAATTGAATATGATCCTTACTACGGGTGATCCTACTAGCAAGCTTTATAAACAAGCAAGTTGGTTTTATGAAAATCAACTTTATATTATCCCGAAAGCAAACGAGATATATGACAAAATGATTTCCGGATTATTAAAAAAACAAAAGGATGAATAGACTTGATTTAGATACAGTTTTAGAACACTCTGGAGAAGAATTTATAAACTCTTACAGAGAATTGTTAAATAAAGAGAATATTAACACAACTGGAAATCTTTCAAACAGTCTTAGTGTTACTACACAAGAGCAATCGGATAATTGATCGGTTTGATTATCAATTGCTGATTATTACGAATATATAGAGAATGGTCGATTACCTGGAAAACAACCTCCGATTGCTCTTATAGAGAATTGGATAAAAAACAAACACTTGCCCTTAGAAAGAAATCTTAGTTGAGCAATTGCAAAGAGCATTGCTAAGAAAGGCATACCTGGCAAACACATCTTAGAAAGGTCGTTAGATATAATAGAACCGAACCTTGATAAAGAAATAGATATACAAACAAATAAATTGATAGACTCGATATGAATATAGGTTATCCAATAATAGATGAACAAGTAGTTAATAAAGAATACACAGACTACTGAATTAAAATAGATGATGAAACAGTTTTTACTGGAAAAGCTTGGAGAAATCCAAACACCGGTAAGATAAGCGTTAAAATAAACGATCTTATAAAGAAATATATAGACTCTGGAGATCTCCCGAAACAAACACAAGGCTTAGTTAACTGGAAAAGATATTTTGAAACATCAACTGGAATAGATGATTATATAACAAACAATCAAGAATATACAGATAGTGATGCAACATATATTTCTGCTCCGATTGATGATTTATATGATGCAAGACAATATTTGATTTTCTCTTACTTGAAAGATGTGAATCCGAAAATAAATGGTACTGCGTTACCTGCTAGTAATGAAGCAAACGTTTATTCACAAAAGACTACTGGAAATATTTCGTTTACTAGTACGTTTCAAGAGTTTAAATACAAAATGAGTTGTGGTGATTACGCAATATATTACTTGAACGAGTTTGGTGGTTGAGATAGTTTACTTGTGAAAGCAAATAAATCTGAGAACAAAACGAATTATGATTACTTGGATGATACTCTTACAAGGAGGTACTTAACTGAGTTTACAAACAGTTATGACGTTGTTACTGGTTATACAATTAACAAGGAGAATATACATCACTTGTTAAATAGTCCAAAAGTTTACTTACACAGTCTAGATAAAAACATTATTGAGCCAGTTTTAATTGATACAACTAGTTATGATTTTAAAAAGAGATTTAGTAGGCTTGAACTTACTTTGAAATCCGCTAGAACACAATTTCGATGGTAGAATTATATATAAATAACAAGAAAGTTGATCTGAATGATGATATATCTCTCGGAATGACTTATAGCCAATTGGAGATATACAATCCAACAGCAATAAAGAATCCTTACTCGGTTAGCATAGAAATACCGAGAACAGATAACAACAACAAGATTTTTGATGATATATACAGATTAGATAGACAACAAACAGAACAGACTTTCAATCCAAGAAAGAGAGTTGATTTCGTTATACTTAGAAACGGTTGTTTATTTGAAAGAGGATATATGCAACTGACTAGCATTACCAAGCGAGCATATAATATTAACTTATATGGTTTGCTTGGTGATTTCTTTTACAATCTTAGATATAAAGAAGATGGCTCCACAAGAACACTTGCTGATATTACTTATACAAGTGATGATGATACTTATTTTAGGTTTAGCATAAATAAAGAATGGGTTTATGACTCTTTTAATGGATCTGAAGATGGTTTACATAGTTTATTAAAGTTTATACCTGCATATAACGGATTATATGAAGAGTTTGATACAAGTTCTTGTTTAGTGAATCAATCTGGAACTAGTTTCCCTAGTGTGAATGGAGAATATAAATTATATAACGGATATGGATTAGCCAAACTGAATGAATCTTATACGGAATGGGAAATACGAGATTTACGATCTTACAAACAAAGACCTGCATTGAGGCTTAAAGAGCTTTTTAAGGCGATTTTAAATAAAGACAATACAGGATATCAAGTGAATCTCGATCCAAGCTGATTTAGTCCAAAAAATCCTTATTGGGAACAATCTTATATTACTCTACCGTTACTTGGTGCTGATCAAGAAAGTGAATCTGGAAATGAATCTACAAGCGAAATAACAAGTGATCTCGGAAATATAAATAGTTCTCTACCGGATAACACATTTCCTTTTAAAAAGGATGGTTCTGAGACAATTGATTTATCTGGTTACTCGAATGATAGTACAATTGATATTGATATACCGATTGACATTAATTTCCAACCAGATGATGAAATCTCGGATAATACTCTTTATATGGCTGCTACTTTTGAAAGAGGTAATATAGTTAGTACTGCTGGTGGTTCAATTGCATTACAAGTACAGTTACTTGATGATAATAATAAAATTGTTGGCTACTCGAATATTTATAATATTACAAACAGACTGAGTGACAGCAAGACACCACAACCGAATAACTGAATGGGATATACTCCTGAAACAGATGCAAACAGTACTTTAATGGATGGTGCTTTTATAAAGTCTGGAGATACTTTTAAATTTGATAAAACGATACATCTTACAATTACTGATTTGGTGAAACCTGCTGACAGTGTTAAAATTGTTGTGAAAGCAAGTTGGTACTCCGTTTTTTATAGTGAAAGGGTTACAAAACTTTATCCTACAAAAGATGAAATTGAGATTGGTTCTGGATATGCTGGTGAAATGAACTTTACTGCACAAACAAGCTCGATAACAATCAAGTCTGATTATACGGTTGGAACAAACACATTGATTACCAAAAAGAAATTGCTTACTACAGAAGACTCTGCTGCTGATTATTTGATTAGTTATGCGAAACTCTTTGGATTATATTTTGAGATAGATCGAGTTAATAATGAGATTAACATAAAATCGAGAAATAGTTTCTTTAAAAGAAATATTATTGATATAACAGGCAAAATAGACTACTCGAAAGAGATTACGATTGAACCCTTGTTATTTGATAAGAAATGATATTTAATGAAACTGGAGACTCCGGAAACATATTACGCAAGCAAATATAAGAATAGATATAATATAGAATACGGACAACAACGAATTGACACTGGATATGAATTTAACAGTGATATAAATGAATTACTGAGTGATAATGTTTTCCAACAAGCAATAACGGCAAGAGACTCCAGTAAATATTATCGAAGTTATTTTAAGGGATCTACTGAACAACCTTGTTTCTTGGTTGATAATTGTGAATGAACTCTTTTTAAGACAAAAGATGACTCCACAACACAGACTTTATATGGTTCGGAATATATAAATAAGATTAGTGATTGAGGAATACTCGCTGGACAGGATAGCAATTACAAGCCTTGTTTCTTTGATAAAAGTAAGTCCACTAGTGATTTTAAAGCAAGCTTAGTCTTTTATAACGGATATTTCGATACTCCACAGATATACTGGTTATCTGATGATACACAAGAAATGTTTGATCTGAATGAAGAAAGATGCTTTTTGTACACTACAAGCGAATATAACAAGGCTGGTGAACGAATTGCATACAAGCTTGATAAAATACCGAGTTACTCTAGTTATTTGATTAATGACAACCAAGTAACAGATAGTCTTGATTTAGGATGACCAAAAGAATGATTTATACCAGGAGTTGAATACACAGACGATAAATGCATTTATAACAGGTTTAATAAAGAATATTATAATGATCTCTTTAACGAGAACACAAGAAAGCTTACTTGTTGAGCATTACTTGATGAAATTGATTTGAACTCGTTTTATTTGATTGATAATACAGTTTATATCTTAAATAAGGCAAACGATTACTCTCCGGAAAGTAAAGAACCACAACAATTTGAGTTTATACGAGTAAATGATATAAATGCATATACAAATGGACAACCAGATTATACATATGGATTTACTCTGAGTCCGTTAACAACCAGATATGATAGTGGACAATATGAAGGGACTCTCCTTGCTGCTGATAGTTGAACGGTAGAAAGTGATTCACAATATCTTGAACCAGATATAACTAGTGGAGATGCTGGTACTACAGAGATTACTGCACAAACAAGCATAAATGATACTTGACATAGTGAAGTAGCATATTGGACGTTTACTAGCAGGTTATATAAATACACACAATCGTTTAGAATGGAGACGCTCCCGAACCCAAGTAAAGCAAGAAATATAAAAGTGATTGAAAACTTACTTACTCTTGATACAATGTGAATGAGTGTAGTTAGTGAGGATGATAGATACACTTACTCGTTTGATGATTTTAATAAATCTTGATTGATATACGGACCGAGAAATGAAGCATTTGAAATACAGTTGATAAATAGACGAGGAACAGTAATTAGACGTTTCCAGATAACTGCTGGAACAGATGATATAACAATTAGTTTATAATGGCAGAAACAGTAATTACCAAAATAGTTGACGTACAAACCGGTAAAGCGGTTACAAACGTTAGACAGCTTAAAAAAGAGATTAACTCTTTAAAAGATTATTTAGCAAGCCTAGATAAGACTAGTGCTGAATATACAAAAACAATAGAGAGATTAAATCAATACGAAGCACAATTAAATAACGTTAATAAGATTAGCCAGCAGAATACCCAAAAGCTGGCTGATCAATTAGCGAATCTTTCTCGAATCGGATCTGGATTGGCAGGTGGATTCGGTGCATTAAATGGACTACTTGCCTTACTTGGTAAGAGTGGTGATGATCTTAGTAAGGTGCTTGTAAAACTCCAAGGAGGAATTGCAGTTGTACAAGGAATTGGTGGATTGGAAGGACTTGCAAATAGTTTACCAACAATAAAAGGATGATTCGATCGTTTAAAAGATGGCGTACTCGACTTGTTTGAGAATCTGAGTCCGTTTAATAGACGAATAACAGAATCTGCGCAAGCCTTAAATAGCTTGGATATACAACCGATTAAAGATCTTGCTGGAATAGGAGATGTGAACATATCTACAAGTGTTTCTGGTGGATCAAAAGAAATTGCACAGACTACACAAGCATTACAACAGCAACAAAAAACGATTGTACCGGTTAATGAACAGTGGGATAAATATATTACAAACCAAACAAAGGTAATTAGCCGACAAAAGAACTTAATTGCTAATACACAGAAGTCGATTGAAGTTGTAAAACAACAGATCCAAGAAGTCTCAGAATCAGATAGGACATTGTCGATATACTACGACCAAGTAAAGGAATTACAAGAGCAGTACGGACAATCTCTTGTTGATGCGAGAATAAATGCAAAAGCGGCTCTCCAAGGAATGGGATTGGACTACAATAAAGCAATACAAGTACAACAAAAGTACGCGAACGGAACCACAGGGCTAAAAGAAGTCTTAAAAGACTTACAATACCAAGAAGCGGGCCAAGTAAAGGAATTACAGCAATATGAATCTGCCTTACAAAAGGCTGAGTTTGCACAATCAAAACTTGGTAAAGCTTGGTCTGCTACAAAGAGTGTAATTTCAACAGTGGGTTGGACAGCCTTAATAACAGTGATAACAGCAGCAGTTTTTAAATTGTTTGAATGAATTGCTGCTACTTACAAAGCAAGTAAAGCACAACAGGAATTTAACAAAGCAATTAATAAAACTACATCTGAATTAGCTGGAGATAGTCTTGCTGCGTTTAATGAACTCTTGAACGTTTACAATCAGTTTGGTGATAAAAAGGAGTTTTTAAAAGAGTACTCCGAACAAATCGAGAAAACTGGATTAAAGATAAATGACGTTAAAGATGCTGAAGATGCTTTTGTTAATAATACAGAGGATTATAAAAATGCAATTATAGCAAGAGCACAAATAGATGCATATAGACAGAAGATTTCTGAGAAGACTACTGAGTATATCAACAATCAATTAGAAATCGAAAGACAGGGTGCAGAAGATCTCCAAAAAGCATTACAAAATGCAGCACAATACGCTACTGGAACAAGCGTAGAGACAATACGAGTAGCGAATAAAGCACAAGTAGATAAAGCACTTAAAGAGAACGAGGAATCATATACAGAGTTTGTTAGTAACATAACGAACAAAACAGAGGAACTCCGAAAGAAATACAAACCTTTCTGGGCTAGTAAAGACAAAGAGGGATCTGGTAGTACTACGAAAACTGAGATTGATAAAGATCTCGAAGCACTGAATAGCTTTTTAAAAGAATCTGAAAAACTCTTTTATACTGAGAAAGAGAATGCAATTAACGCATTAGATGAACAGTATCAAGAGATGCTTTCTCTGGCTGAACGATATGGTGTAGATAGTACTCGAATCGATGAAATATATCTTGTTAAGAAGAACGAGATATTGAATAAATATCTGGATAAGAACAAGCAAGATGAAAAAGAGAATCAAAAGAGCAGATATGATCAATTTAAGGAAGAACTAGCTCGAATAAGACAACTGAGTGATACAAGCAATCTGAGACAACCACAAGAGCAAGCATATAACACTAGATACGGACAAAAGTTTAGTAGAGCATTTGGAGCAGGATTCGATCGTAATGAAGTATTTACATATCAATCAAAAGAGGATGTCCAAAAACAATATGCAGACACAATCAAGTATAACAATGATCTTTATGCTCTTACAAAGCAGCGTATAGATGCCGAAAACAAACTTTTAACGGAACAATTATCGAATAGTCAATTAACTGCTGATCAACGTCTGGAGATAGAGCGTACTCTTAAAGAGAATGAAATAGCTCTTAGTGATGCAGCAATTAAAAACGAACAAGATAACGCAAAAGCATATGATGCTGTACAAGCAAAGAAACGACTAGCATTACAATCAACTCTTAGTGTAGCAAGCAATGTAATGAGTAGTCTGGCTAGTATAGCACAAACTGAATCACAAAACGAAAAACTGAGTGAAGAACAACGTAAAAAAGCATTTACTACTTATAAGGTAGCTGCAACTACACAAGCAATTATGGATACTTATGCTGCTGCGAATAGTTCTTATCAATCAATGGCATCAATACCGTATGTTGGACCGTTTTTAGGTGCTGCTGCGGCTGCTGCTGCAATTGCGGCTGGTATTGCAAATGTTGTACAAATTCAAAGAACGCAATTCAGTTCATCAAGTAGTGTATCTGCATCTACTGTTACTCCGCCTGCTGTTACTCAACCGAATATAGAATATACTCGTAACTTACTCGGAGATAAAGAGATAGATGAAGTTAACAAACCAATTAAAGTTTATGTTACTGAAAGAGATATTACTGATGCTCAAAACCGAGTAAAAGTAGTTAACGATAATGCAACTTTCTAGAGTAGTCTATGGGGAAACGTTTCATATAGGGAATAGTTTCCCCTTACTCGCTTTTGTTATTAAAGCAAGTTTCGATTACCAATCACTCTTAATATAGGGGGTGGGCAGTGAGAAAGTCTTTTAAAACAAAACCAAGTAACGATTAAATCAATCGGTTATAAACCCGTTACAAAGAATTTTGTTCCCTTCAACGTTGTCTTCTGGAATGACTACCGAGTAAGATCGCTGAGTTTATCTTCACTTAGGAGTGGCTGAGTACCACTACTTGCTTCACTCTGAAATACACTTTGCAAGTTCCCTTGTTATATGTGATGGTCTTTTTGGCAGGTGCTATTTAAGATTAATTCATCTTAAAATCAATTAACACAACTGAGGCTCAATGCAGGCTATACTTTAGTTTCTACTACATCGGAGGGCTTTCCCTTTCCCACTATCCTATCGAGGTGTATCTCGATCCGAATATTATATATACAAATACTATGCCAGAAATAATGTCTGCCATTCTGACAGTAGTATGACAACCTGGCAGACTTTTTAATATGCTAATTTTAAAAAGAACAAACAAACAACCAGAGTATACGCAGGGAGAATTATATATCGACAACAAATACTTTTGTGATACTCTTGAACCAACTGATAGAGGCCTTAAAAAAGATGATCCTACAAGCCTTATAAAGCGGGTTAAAATCCCTTCTAAGACAGCAATTCCTACTGGGACATATAAAATATCGTATGAAATAAAATCTCCCAAATACAGTAAGATTAAATACTACAAAGATTTTTGTGATGGAAAGATGCCTCGTTTACTTGATGTGCCTTGCTGGGAAGGTGTGTTATGTCACCCACTGAACTGAGTTTCGGAAACACAAGGCTGTATTGGAGTAGGACAATGAAATAAAGATCACTTAATTAACTCTCGAATTACTTGGGAGCGTTTATATAATTTAAAACAGAGCGAAATAAAGATTGAATAAATATGAAAATAGTACTTCCAAACAATCTGACAGTTTGGCAAAAAGAGTTGCTGTCTGATGTTACTCGGATGGGTTTCCGAAACCAAAATAAAGATATACTCATAATTGCGCCGAGACAATTTTTTAAAAGCTCTACAATCGCTCTTTTGATGATTAAATCATCTCTTGAATTAATTGGAGATGGGGTTTATATTGCACCTACGTTACAACAATCTCGATCACAAATGCAGGATGTTGTTAAAATGTTAAATGGAGCAAACCTTATAAAGCAAGTGAATTACCAAACACTTGAATTATGTTTCATAAATGGTTCCAGAATCTTTTTTAGATCGGGACAACAAAAAGACTCCTTACGAGGATTAACTGCGGAAAACTTTCTTGTGCTAGATGAATGTTGTTTTCTCGACCCGGATTTTATTATGACTGCACTCCCTTTACGTAGGGTGAAGAAAGCGTTGACTATTTATATTTCCAGCCCGTTAACGGCAGAGGGATATATTTGAGATCTTTATAACAATAAAAACACAATTGTTTATGATTGATCGAAATATGTGAATCTCGTTTATTCGCCTGAAGAATTAGATCGTTTAAAAGAACAATATTCTCCAATGCGTTATATGACTGAAATACTAGGACAATTCGCTCCAGCAGGACAAGGATTGCTTTTTAATAATATACTAGATGCAGTTGGAGAACCTACCCACAAAAACGGGCTAGTAATAGGAGTGGATTGTAGTTCGTCTGTTGGTGGAGATTATACTGCTGTAACAGTTATGAATAGAGATTACGAAATGATTGATTTCCAATATAACAACCAGCTAGAGCCCGTTGAACGAGTTAAATGAATTGCTGAGATCGTTAATAAATACAAACCGAATAAAGTAGTTTGCGAAGGCAATTCGATGGGAAAGGCATACATCGATCTCTTAAAGAAATACACTACAATTCCGATAACAGAATGAACTACAACCAATTCGAGTAAAAGAGATATTGTAGAGTGATTACAAATACTTTTTGAACAAAAACGAATAAAAATAATTAACAACAAAGAGTTGATTAGAGAACTACAAGCATTTCAAGCCGTTTATAAAGGAAATCTTATAACATACGCAGGAAAGAATTGTCCAGATGATGCTTGTATGTCACTCGCAATTACTTGTTATGCAATCAAAAAAAACCTCGGAACATACAGAATAGGTTAACTTATTGATAATGAGACACCCTAGTGTATGAAATATATTTCATATATTTACAATGTACTATAAAGAAACTCTCCCGCTGGCTCCGAAAAAGAATCTTTTGATTGTCTTATTTTGGATGATCCTACAAGCCAGGTAAAGGAATTGTTGAGTCTCCGAAAAAAAATTTTAAAAAAAATTTTAAATTTTTTCTCGATGATTATCAATCACTTACGAAAAAAATTAAAAAAATTATTCAAAATTAGGCCCAAAAATGCCCAAAAAGTGTGTACCCCCTTACATTATATATAGAGAGAGTTTTGTTTTTCTCTCGATAGTCGATTTTGAAATGGTCCTCCCGGATAATTCGGTCTGGGAGGTTTTCTTAGACTATTAACTATTAAAATGATAATGATTATTAAAATAACAATGATTATGAAAAATTATTTCAGAATCGATTATAGAGTTAGATTGCTTACTGATGTACAAGCAACTACTTATTTATATATCGTAAAGATGATTACAGATCACCAGCAAGTAAACCGAGCTTATCTTGCTAAGTGTTTGAAAATAAAAGATTTGGACAGAGTATCCGACCTAGTAAAGGCAATTGCGAAAGTTGGTTTAATTAATCTCTCTTACAGGCGCGGTAAGATGGGAAAACAGCATTATGTGATTTCACTTAATTACAAGTCGTATTATCTCGTAAACAGATCTTTTCTTAAGGCAAATTACACTTCCATTGAAAAGGGGATTATTCTCAAAACGAGATGTGCTGCATTTTCCGACACTCTTGATATTAAAATGAGTTGGGCGCAACTTGCTGAATATGTGGGAGTTGGAAAAAACCGCCTTCGTAAGTTCTTAAAGAAAATCCAATTGCTTATGAAGAATTGCTTTTATAAAACTCGTAGAAAAACCGTAATTACACCCCTCTCATACCTGGCTGGTAGGATTGGCCGTCTTGCTACTTGGGTTACTGAGAACGTTCCTACTCCATATCAGTATAGGTTTTATAACTCTGTCTTATCTGGTAGACTTAAATTGCATTCCCAGAACAAGATAAAGTGTGTTTATAATTTTTAATATGATTCCTGTTTATTACGTTAACAATGCTTTCATAGATTGTATATCTCTTGTAGATAGACCAGCAATCGAAAGCGATTTTATTCTGTTTAATAAACAGATTCGATTTCAATCAGATAACAATCAGAGATCAATAACTGGACCGATTCTTATTCCAGATATGAAGATATATAGACGAGATGAATCCGGAGAATATTACTTAGTCTTTAGTAAAGAAGCAATTAAACGGTTTGCTAGTGACTTAATTACATCTGGAAACACAAAAAATGTTTCGATTATGCACAATGGTCAACTACTTACCGGAATTAAACCAATAGAAGTATATATCAAGGATTCTACTCGCAATATCTTAAATGGATTTGAGGATCTACCAGATGGTACTCTGTTTATCACTTACTTGGTTGAAAATCCAGATCTGTATAACAGAATAATAAATGAAAACTACTCTGGCTTCTCTATAGAAGCAGAGATAAAAAGAGATGATTTGTTTAACAAAATTAAAACAACTCGATAATGAGTAAATTGAATGATTTAAGAATTGCTCTTGCAAAGATGCTTTCTGACCTTACTGAGGTTGTTCTTGAAGACGGAACAAAGATTGCTTTTGAGAGTCTTGAAATTGGTTCTGAAGTATATCTCGTTACTGAGAATGGAGAATATGCAGATATTCCAGATGGTGAATATATTGTTAACGAAACTCCAATCCAAGTAAAGGAAGGTAAGATTGTTGAACCAGAAGAGAAAGAGACTCTTGAAGAGGTTATTCCAGAAAAAGAAACCGAGGATATAGAAAATCTTCGTAAAGAGGTAAATGAATTGTATGCTCGTATTGATGCTTTTGAAAAGGCAATTACTGAGCGTATAAATGCAATTGAAGATAAATCTGTTGCTAAACCAGCTACAGAAGAAATAGAAGATGTTATTGCTCCAAAAGACGATTTGAGAGCAGTTTTTAAAAATTGTAAAAAATATATTTAGAAATGGCAAATTCACCAGTTATGACAACTCTTCCGGCTTATGTAGAAGAGCGTAGACTTCCCCTTATTAAGGAGGCTGTTCTTGGAGCAAAGAGTGCTTCGATGTTCAATCTCCAGACAGATATTAAAACAGATGCAGTTATTAATCTTCTTTCAACTGATGTAGAGTTCGGTGATGGACTTGCTTGTGGTTGGGACGAAAAGGGCTCACAGACTCTTTCGCAGCGTACGATTAAGACTGGTAATTTCAAAGTAAATATGGCTTACTGCGATAAAACAATGCTTAAATATTGGACGCAGTACGCAGTTCGCGTAGCAGCTGGACAGAAGACACTTCCGTTTGAAGAGGATTTCGTTAACGCTGTTATCGCTGATGTAAAAGCAAAGATCGAGACCGCTATTTGGCAGGGTGATACTGCTTCTGGTGATGCTAATCTCAAGATTTTCGATGGTCTTCTCAAGATTGCTAAGGCTGATGCAAATATCAATAAAGTGGATGCAGATGTAACTGCTGGTGCATATGGTGCTATCAAGGCTGTTTATATGGCTATTCCGGAGAAGGTTCTTGATGGTGCAGTTATCTTCGTAGGTGCTGATGTATATCGTAAGTTCACTAACGAGCTTATGGAGAAGAATCTTTTCCACTATGATGGCAAGGGAGTTGATGAAGAGATTTATTTCCCTGGAACCAACGTACGAGTAGTTGCTGTTAACGGTCTTAACGGAACTGATTATATTTTTGCTGCTCGTCCACAGGATCTTTTCTTCGGTTGCGACCTCGTAAATGATGAAGAGGTGTTTGATTTCTTCTATTCCAAAGACAACAGGGAATTTCGACTTGTTATTGAGGCTAATGCTGGTGTTCAGTATGCATTCTCTGATCAGATTGTACTTGGTGGAAAGGATATAGCGTAGATTAATTAACGATTAAATAAATAAAGAATATGGCAGATTGCTCAAGTATTACACTGGCTGGAATTACTCAGGATTG